CTAATTTTACACCAACCATACAAGCCACAACTTCTTGTGCCGTAACATCTCTAGCCAGTATAACAGACCATATCTTGGCTATCCTTTCGTGATTAAATTTAGCAGGTCCATATTCCTTGGCTCTCGGTCCATTGATTAGTTTCTCTGCCTCATCTAAAAAATATTTTCTATTCTTTTTCATATTTCAAACCTATATTTTGTTGTTGATTCTATTAGATGCAGTGTTTTTTTAGCACGAGTTATACCCACATAAAAAGTTCTGATCTCGGAGTCCTGGTCTAAACTTTCTACGCAAGCCTTTGTGGAATCTAATAAAACAGCTACATTATCTGCCTCTCCACCTTTTGCTTTGTGTATTGTAGATATTCTAATCCTTGGACTACCTGTTAATATCTTTTCTCCTCTTCTTCTAACAGACATGATATATGCTGTTTCTTGATCTGAAACACTTAAAACTTTCTGCCACGGCACGAAATTATTTGCTGTAAACTCACACAATCTTTCTAAGTTTCCTAATGAGTATCCCTCATCGGAAGGTCTCTCACTGTTAACGTCTGCTAAAGAGTTCATCAACTTCCTACCTGCTTTTGTTATATATTTAGGATTAATTAATTTTGAAAAAGGTTTTAATAAATCAGCAGGAACTGATGCTCCTCGTTGTAACTTAAGCCACAACTCTATAGCATTTAATACGTTTGGAGATATAGACCAACCTGTGCCTTCTCTCCAATAAAGATAGCCTTCTTCTTTTATACGAACACAAACTTTGTTTGCTATGTAATTTGTTCTTGCAAGTATCAGCCATTCGCCATTAGTCATATCAACATCTAAAATATCTCTATGCCAAGTTATCGTGCCGTCTTTACTAGTAGGTTTCCACTTTTTAAGTTGTCTAAGAGAAAGTCTCTTTATTAAGTTTTGTGAAAACTCATGAACAACATTCGGAACTCTGTACGATTCTTCTAAAATCATTTTATTTTTACTTGAACCTAAAAAATCTTCTATCCTAACACCCATCCAAGAGTATATAGCTTGATCGTCATCTCCAGCATAATACACAGTCTTTGAGTTTGGCACTAAAACTTCTTTTACCATTCTCCATTGCAGAGGTGCTAAGTCTTGTGCTTCATCTATAATTAGTAAATCAAACTTTGGACTAGATCCCTCTCGTATAAATTTTTCTATCATATCAACAAAATCTAATTTATCTTTTGCTGTTTTGTAATCTGTGTAAGCTTTATCTAAAATTTTAAGCTGTTGCCAATGTAAAGTATGATCCCAAGTATCATTGAATTGTTGTTCTAGTGTAACTTCTCTAACACGAGCCATCTGAATAATAGACATATATCTGTCGCCACCTGCACCTATCTGAAACAAAGGTCCATCTTCTAAACCAACAGTAGGATTAGTTCTAAACTCCAAACCAACTAGTTTTCCTAATTCGTTATAATCAGATCCCTTGAAAACTTGTCTCGTAGTCAAACCCATCCAAGTAAATGCTAGTGAATGTAATGTTCTAAAATACGACATTTGATCTGCATTTAAATTTAACTCTCCCATAGCACGATCTCTTGCCTCTGTTGCAGCTTTACGGCTGAAAGACATAAATGCTATCTTGTTTGGATCCCCACCAAGTTTTATTCTACTCTTGACTAAATCAATTAAAGTTGTTGTTTTTCCTGTGCCTGGTGGCCCAAAAATTGTAAGCTCTTTTGTCACTTTCTATTTCCTTGTCCCTTGTTTCTTCCTGTAGAGTTTTTTGGAAAACATGATCCACTTGCATATATCTTTACTGCTTCTGGATGTATTTTCCACAACTCTTCAACAACGTAATCCTCTATGAGTTTCTTATCTTTGGTGCATTCATCCATTGTTTTAAAAACCACACCAGGATTCCAAAAGCCACATTTACTTTTACCACCTTTATATCTACATTCTTCAACAATGATTGTGCAAAAAGCTATTAATACTTCCATTATTCTTTTCCACTTTTTAAATATTGTCTCCAACCATATTTATGTATCCATTGATAAATAGTCATAAGTTTGATTTCAAACAATTCGGATAAATCTTTTGCAGTATATTTTTTATTTGTTTTTGGCAAGTTTTTCGTAAGATACAAAATGATTATCTTATATTTTTGTCTTTGTGATGTTCTTGCACTTCTTTGTAATCTATTTGGCATTTAGAACGGAGCCTCCTCTATTTCAATATTTACGTCTGCGATTTCTACTTCAGAAACAAACTCTGGTATCCACCAAACTCTAACTGACTTCCATTTACCTGCTGATGTTTTGAATTTTTTTACAATAGAACTTTCTTCGTTGTTTATCTCTTTGAGCCTTTCTTGCACTTGTGCTCTCGTGTAACTATCAAATTTTTTCTGTCGCATGAACTCCATCAACGAGTCTAATCTAAAATATGTTCTACCTTCTTCTACTTCAGTATATGGTTTACCCAACATAACTTCTTCAAAAGTTTGTGCTTGAACTCGACCTGTACAGTAAGATTCAAGTATAGATATAAACTGACCCTTGTATGTTAACTCTTCGGGAACTTGTATCTCGTTACACTTTTCCATCAAACCATTAACTGTTAACTCCCAATCTGCGTCTTTTAATTTAGGAGGCATGACTTTTAACTGTTCCATACATGCTCGCTGAAATAAACGAGGTGCTTGTAATTCTTCTGTGGTTATCTCTAATCTCTGACCACCTATATCTACAAACCACAATCTTGGCTCGGATAAAATAACAGACAAGCCACTTATTGTTGGCATCGATGTAGCACCTATACCTAATTTCATAGTTCGACACACACCCTGATTGCAATGTGAAGACATTGGTTCTTCTTTACAAAGATACTGATATTCTTTTTTCTCTAATGTGTTTTGAATGGCTACAACTTCTGATGCAGATAATGGTGGATTAAAATCTTTTACGTTGTGTTCTTCAAGTTTTGTTTTCCAATTACCAGGATCAAGTCTTTGTAGGAACACACCTAAATGAAACAAAGTTCTGTTTCTTTCGCCCTCGAATACACCTATTGATAGTTTGGTTCTAAGACAAGGTATATAATTAGGTAACAAATCAACAGACCCACCTATCGGTAGTTTTAAAAAATCTTTGGGACTCGTTTTGACTTTGTGAATTTGCTTGATGAACTCCGAGAGTGATGCCTCGATATAGCTTGTTCTTTTTTTGAGGATTGCATAACGGAGTGTTTGATCCGAGTCAAAATACGGCAGATTAATGAAGTTACCCACATCCCCCCGCTCGACAAGAATCTGTTCCTGTTTCGGGAATATTTCACACCGACCATGCCCAAGAGCAGAAGATATTTCAGCAGCCTTGTCCCTAAAATCACTCGCACTCATCCACTCCTTAAAAAAGAAAAAAATATGTGCACCACCCGATTTACTACGGCACACGATACATGGTACTTTGAGTTCTGCTAGTTTATCAACTAGTTTATTGTGATCTAATGGATACTGATCTATATCCAATGCACCAAACTTGCACTTGTTTTCTTCGTTTATCGGGATCGCACCAACACCTTTTTTGCCGTTGATGTGTCCTTCTATCAATTCTAAAGTAAGAGGGTTTCTTACTATAAATGATTTTGCTTTCTGTTTTCCTGCTGTACGTTCTTGAGATACTTCTGTCTGCCCATGAGCCGTACTAAATCCACTAAATGCTTCTAATAATTCTTCTGCTAAATTCACTCTTCACTCCAAAAAAAAAGAGCCGTGGCTTGGAGGACCAGCCACGACTTTCATTCAATTAAAACGGTATTTCGTCATCCTTTTGTGCACTCTGCATTTCATCAGCAGGTGCAGAAGCCGTTTTAATCTCCCCTTTTCTGAAGCTTTGATACATAGTTCTAGCCTCTAACATCATCGCTTCTATTTCTTTCGTGATGTCATAGACTCGTTCAACCTTGTAGTTATACCAACTACCTTGGTCATTACTTTCTGCTATAGTTTGAATATTCCAAGCAGTTCCATACAACGGCATTGGTTTACCCGAAGGTAATCTGATACCATTCTTTAATGTATTCCATCTACGAGACACTTTTAGTTGTGTCTTTTTCATATCAAGAATAGCAGGAGCACCTAGCTTGGTTTCATTATCCATAGCCATAACAACATGTTGATGGGTTCTAACCAACTCGTTACCCGAAGGTAAAATTTCGGCTGCACCATCTCTTGTTGCTAATGTTATGTCCTT